CTGTTTACTCCGGGGCATGATTCAAGAGTAGGTGACGGATATCTTTATCAGAACAGAAACTTTGGTGACCTGTTCCTGTTAGAGAAGAAAATTGAGGGCTGTTCTATGAATGTAAGCCAGTAAGGAGGGTATGATGAAAGCGGTGAAAGAAAACAGGGAATATACAATCTCTGAAACGGAAAAAGATTATTACAATGCAAAAGGCTTTGATATTCTGGACGATAGCGGAGAGGTTATTGCTTACGGAAAAGGAAAAACCGTATCATATGATGAATATGCGCGTGTTGTAAAAGAGCTGGAAGCATTAAAAGCGGATAAAAAGACAAAGGCAGCAGCAAAGGAGTAAGCCTATGGCATATGAAAGCTATGCAGACGAAATCTATTATAAAAACGTCTACGGCGGTGATGTAATTGCAGATGAATTTCTGAATAAGGCACTAAAGACAGCCAGCAGACATATTGATACCCTTACCTACAACAGGATTGCAGGCAGGGGTATTTTTTCGTTGACGGAATTTCAGCAGGATATTATCAGGGAATCGGTTTGCAGGCTTGCGGATTTTGAATCGGAAAATGCAGACATGATACAGTCGGTTTTACAGCAGTATGCCATAAATGGTGTGTCCATGACATTTGGCAGTTCGTGGAATGTGCAGGTACAAAACGGCGTGGCGATAAGCCGCGCCGATTATGCCTTTCTATGCCAGTCAGGGCTTTGCTGTGCCAGTTTAGGAGTGTAAGCAATGAAATATCCATGTTTGATACAAAAACGCTTCTGTAAGACGGATATAGAAGTCAGAGTAAACCGCGAAGGAAGAAATAAATACGGCGAGCCGTTAGAACAGGTACAATGGTCGGGTAAATGCAATTATCAGGATAATGGCAAAACAGTGCTGACAGCAGAGAAACAGTTAATACAATTATCGGGGTGCGCACTGATACCGGGAGATATTGCACCGGAGCTTCCATCACTTTCCGGTGGTGAGCTGATTGTGAATGGTGTAAAACGCAGAATCTATGAAGGGACAAAAGCAAGAAACCCGGACGGAACAGTCAATTATACAAGACTGGAGGTAGAATAGTGGCAAAATACGTCAAATCGGTTGTAAAGATAAACACACCACGGATTCAGGAAATCAATAAATGCGCGGTGAAGGCACTGGAAATGACAGCAGAAGCATTACATACGGATATTGTAAATGCAGAGGTTATGCCGAGAGATACAGGACATATGGAAGACGAATCCACTTTTGTGGATACTTCACAGAGCAGTCAGGGAAAGGTAGGCATTGTAACTTCTACACCGTATGCAAGACGTATGTATTATCACCCGGAATATCACTTTCAGAAGTGGGAAAACGCATTTGCACAGGGAAAGTGGTATAACCCATGGTTAAAGGGCGGAATTTATCAGAATGACATAAAAGATAATTTCCAAAAGTTTATGAAGCGGCTTATGAAGTAGGAGGTGATAACGATGCTGTATTTATCAGAAGTGAGGGACTTTATTGCCGGTCTGCTGACGGGTATTGTAGATGATGAGAATGTCTACAGTGGCATAATGCAAGATAAGCAGGAAATGTCAGTTGGTGTATACAATCAGAAGCGTGGAACTCCAAAGCTTTCAGCAGTGGGAGTAAATCCGTCATACAGCCGTAAAGCGGTAAGCGTTTTGGTACATTGGAATAAAAGTCCGAAACAGACAGAACATGCCGCGGCGGCGGTATACGCTGCAATAGAAAGAGCAGGGAGAACCAAAGCAGGTGCAAACAATATATTGTTTGTAAAAATGACAACGGAAGAAGCAGTTGACGTGGGGACGGACGACAACGGTGTTTTTGAAATGGTTATAGAATTTGACATTTATTATGAAAGGCAGGATACAAAATGAAAAAGATGAATTTACAGTTTTTTGCTGATGCAAGAACGGGGGTAAATCCGACTAATGAGATTCTTTTTGGTGTATGTACAACGGGAAGACCGGCAGATATTAAAACGGCAGATTACACCACGGTAAAAGATGCGGAGAGCCTTAGTGTTTCCATTGACGGTTCAATGGAAAGCTGGAATCCCATGGATGCAGGGGGCTGGGCAAGAAATTTAATGACGGCAAAGTCACTTACAATCTCAATGGGCGGCAAAAGAAACTACGGTGATAAAGGCAATGATTATGTTGCAGGGCTTGCCTTTAAAATGGGGCAGGACTGCAATTCGGCAATGAAAATTACATTTCCGAATCTTGATGTGCTGTATATCCCATGCGTTATCAATGTCACTACGCTGGGTGGTGATTCGACAGCGATTGAAGCGTTAGAGTGGGAAGTTGCATCAGACGGCAGACCGGAGTATGTATCATACACAGAGTAAAATGAAAGTTAAGGAGAGATGAACATGGCAAATATGATTGATATTTCAAAAATGATTACAAATGAGTTACCGGTGGTAAAGATTACAGATGACATTGTAGTAACGGTAAATAACAGAAAAAGCACGATTTTAAATATTCAGGCAATGGCAATAGAGGTAGATAAAAAGGCAAAAGAAGGAGAGGACAACACATCACGTCAGGCAAAGTTTATGCAGAAGGCACTGGGTATGCTGGTGGGACAGGAAAATGCAGAAAAAATTGAAGCACTTGATCTGCCAATGCCGGAGTACAGTGCGGTATATCAGGCGATTATGGGAGTGGCTTCCGGCACATATGAGGAAGAAGCAACACCCTCAAAACAGTGATGCGTATTATGATATATTCGATGACTGGAATTTGATTGAAGCCAGTTTTTTAAAGCAGTACGGAATCAGACTCCGGACAGAAGATGATATGTCCTATGCGGAGTTTTGCTCATTATTATCCGGTATTATGCCTGATACACCGCTGGGACAGGTGGTAAGCATCCGGGCAGAAAAGGATATGAAGGTAATTAACAATTTCACAAAGGAACAAAAAAGAATCCGTAATGACTGGCTGTTAAAAAGAAATCAAAGACTAAAAAAAGACAGGAATGCATATATGGCATACTGGCAGAAAATTCAATTAGGTTTAAAGGCTGCGTTCTCAAGATAGGGCGCAGCCTTTTTTATGCCGGAAAGGAGGAGAATGTCAGAATCGGAAGTTGCAAGCGTATATCTGGGACTGCATGTTTCTGCACAGGATTTAACAGGACAGATTACAAAAGCCGCGCAGGATGCAACCAAACAGACAACAAATATTTTTTCGGGATTAGGAAAGAAAATTGGTGGGCTGCTTGGTACGGCAGCAGTAACAAAATTTACCAAAGACTGCATTGAAATGGGTTCAAACCTTACAGAAGTGCAGAATGTTGTTGATACTGCATTTGGAAATATGGTGGGAAGTGCCAACGAATTTGCTTCAAACGCAATGGAAAACTTCGGTATGTCAGAACTGTCTGCAAAAAAATATCTCGGTGTGTTTGGCCAGATGAGTTCGGCAATGGGCATAACAGGGAAATCTGCGCTTGAAATGGCAGAAAATGTGACAGCGCTTACCGGTGATGTAGCATCTTTTTACAACCTTGGTACAGATGAAGCTTATACAAAGTTAAAATCCATATGGACCGGTGAAACGGAAACGTTAAAAGATTTAGGTGTTGTAATGACACAGACGAATCTTGACCAATATGCTTTAAATAACGGCTTTGGTAAAACGACAGCAAAGATGACCGAACAGGAAAAAGTAATGCTTCGGTATCAGTATGTTACCAATGCATTGTCTAATGCCAGTGGCGATTTTGCTAAAACGCAGGATAGCTGGGCAAATCAGACACGAATCCTGACATTGCGGTTTCAGCAGTTCCAGGCAACGCTTGGAAAAGGGTTTATCGCACTATTTACACCGATTGTGCGTGGAATTAACAGCTGCCTTATCGGATTACAGAAGCTTGCAGAGGGCTTTACCAATTTGATATTAATGCTTACCGGAGCAGATATATCATCTTCGACAGGAAGTATCGCAACGGATTTATCGGGGCTTGGTGACAGCGCCACAGATGTTGCGGACAGCGTATCGGGAATAGGCAGTGCGGCATCAGATACCGCTAAAAAGATAAAAGGCTCACTATCGGGGCTGGATGAACTGAACAATCTATCCATAGATGACAGCAGTGACAGCGGAAGCTCCGGCGGGGGAATATCGGCAGGAGAAACAGGAACATCTTCGGCGGCAACCTCTATGGTAGAGGAAGTTGGAAAAGTATCAGATTCACTTGCAAAGTTTAAGCAGCTTGCAGAGGAATTAAAAGATATTTTTAAAACCGGTTTTAAAGAGGGATTAGGAAAAGATTTTACGGCAAGTATTTTGCGGCAGAAAAAACACATCCTAAGCATTAAAGATTCACTTAAGGATATTTTTACAGACCCACAAGTCACAAATGCTGCATATAACTACGCAAAAAGCGTAAGCAGGACATTAGGAACAGTTTCGGGATCTGCTGTCAGCATCGGAGCATCAATCAGTGAAAATCTTTTAGGCGGTTTTGACAGCTATTTATCTAAAAACAGCGATTTTATCAAAGACAAATTTGCAAATATATTAGACCTTGGTGCGGTATTTAACGAGGAAATAGGCAAATGCTGGGAATTTTTAGCACGAATTTCTGAAGTATTTAGAAGTGATTCAGCTAAAGGAATTACTGGTGATATTATAGCGATAATTGGGAACGGTTTTTTAGAAGCCCAAGAGCTTGCATTACGCTATGCGACAGATATAGCCTCTATTTTGATAGACCCGCTGTCTGATAATACGGATAAAATCAAAGAAGCACTTGAGGGAACGTTGACCTCTGTACAAAAGTTTACAGATACAGTTTCAGAGGATTTTACAAAGTTGTGTTCCCATATGAGTGACACATATGACGAACATATTCACCCGATGATGGAGTCTTTCAAAAACGGACTTTCGGAAATTTGTTCCAAAATGCTGGATACATACAATGAATATGTGGCACCGATTGTTGACAGGATATGTGAAAAAGCTTCGCAGGCATGGGATGAACATATACACCCTGTTTTTATGCAAGTGATAGACAATATTGGAAAAGTTGCAGATTTGATAAAGCTGCTTTGGGAGAATGTTGTACAGCCATTTGTTTCATGGATTGTACAGGATATTATTCCGGCGGTAGCACCTGTGATAGAAACAATAGCTGATACGGTTATTCAGTGTATTTCAGATGTTATGGACATAATTGGAGATTTACAAAAACTGTTAGGTGATATTATTGATTTTATCACGTGCGTATTTAAAGGCGACTGGGATGGTGCATGGACCAGCTTAGTAGATTCTTTTAAAGATATTTTCTCTCTTATTTATGATGTAGCTAAAACACCGATTAATTTGCTGATTGGGGCTATTAATCAGATGATTACAAGCATACAGGCTGGAATTAATGCACTGATTAACAGCGTAAATAAATTGAGTTTTACAACACCGGACTGGGTGCCGGGTATAGGCGGAAAAACATTCGGATTTAGTATACCAACAGTTTCAGCAGAGCAGATTCCGTACCTTGCCCAGGGCGGATATGTCAAACCGAACACACCGCAGCTTGCCATGATTGGTGATAACCGTCATCAGGGTGAAGTTGTAGCACCGGAAGATAAGTTAAGGCAAATGGCAGCAGAAGCGGTAAGAATGAGCAGTGGAAGCACATCGCAGGAGGTGATAGAGCTTTTAAGCCGGATTATAAGATTGCTGGAGTCGGGAGATAAAGGCGATATCTTGATCCAGGTGGACGGCAGGGAAATATTCAAGGTAACAAGAAAACAGGCAAGAGAGTACTTTAATAGAACAGGAAATCCTGCGTTTGATTTTTAAGTGATATGCACTGTCAGTTTGGCAGTGCATATTTTAATGAGGTGGTTATGGCATATAGTGGATTTTTAATCAGAGCAGGCGATTATGAAATTCCGTTAGAATATATCAGTTGTCAGACATACAAAGTAACACGTAGCATACAGGACTTAAACAGTTACAGAGATTCCAACGGAGAACTTCACAGAGAGGCACTGAAGCATACACTTGAAAAAGTAGAATTTGAAACAGTACCAAAGCTTTATGGTAACGAAATGGGGAAATTAATAAAAGGCATTTCAGATAATTATATTATAGCTGGAGAGCGTAAAGTTCTGGCAACTGTATTTATCCCGGAAATCAATGATTACGTTACAAGAGAAATGTATGTGCCGGATATACAGTTTGCCATCGATGATGCAACACAGACCGATATTCGGTATGATTCAAGCAAAATTACATTTATAGCTTATTAGGAGAAGAACATGATTGAATATGGAGGACAGTTCTTAAAAGATAGTGTAGATAAACAGCTGTCCATAGTAACGGACGATGGACAGATACACATTACAAATAACGAACTGCATCAGGAGCAGTTTGAACTGACAGAAAGCCTGTGTTCGGAATCAGAGCTGACCTTTGGAAGTTGTGAAGCAGGCATGGTTAAATTTACAGTGTCGAATATTTTTTCGGGACTGAAGGATAAGTGGATGACAATCAAAATGGTGCTGGCGGGAAATACCGCAAATCCGTTTCAAATCGGAAGGTATAAGGTCTGTTCGGATACACCTGAAGCAGATAGGACAAAGCGTGATATTGTGGCATATGATGCGTTGTATGACGTGATAAACGCAGATGTAGCGGAGTGGTACAATACTTTGCTCCCGGATAAAGACAGCATTACAACAATGAAAGCTTTTCGGGATAGCTTTTTTGGGTATTTTGGGATTGAGCAGGCGGACGTACGGCTTGTAAATGATGATATGAAAGTTGAAAAGACGGTTGAGCCGGAAGAACTAAGCGGTGCGACCGTCTTAAATTGTATCTGCGAAATAAACGGTTGTTTCGGTCATATTGGACGTGACGGCAGATTCCATTACATCTACCTTGAGCAAGAAATACAGGGATTATATCCAAGAAACAACCTGTATCCGGCAGATGATTTGTACCCGCGTGAGCCGAAAAGCACGAGAATAAGCAAAAGTCTGTACATATCGGCACAATATGAAGATTTCCTTGTGAAAACTATTGATAAACTGCAAATCCGGAAAGAAGAAGACGATATCGGAGTAATTGTCGGAAGCGGCACAAATGCCTATGTTATACAAGATAATTTTCTTGTTTACGGCAAAGGAAATGAAGAATTAACAGGCATTGCAAATAATATCTATGAAAAAATCCGGGGAATTATTTACAGGCCATTTTCCGCAGACTGTAAAGGAAACCTCTGTATCGAGGTCGGAGATGCCGTCCGTCTGCCGACGCGGTATGAGATTATTGAAAGTTATGTGTTGAAACGTACTCTGAAAGGTATACAGGCACTTAGGGACGATTATGAAGCCGCAGGCGAAGAATACCGTTCTACACAGGTAAACAGCGTACATAAAAGCATTATACAGCTTAAAGGCAAAACAAACGTTTTGACACGGACAATTGAGGAAACAAACAGCAAGATTGTAGACGTTGAAAGCGGATTAAGTTCTGAAATTAAGCAGACAGCAACGGATATAAGAGCAGAAGTTAAAAACACGGTTGACGGCTTGTCAAGCAGTATTGAGCAGACTGCAAACAGTATCCGAAGCGAGGTATCCGATTCAGTAAACAACTTATCCAGTAGTATACAGCAAAACACAGAATCAATCACATCAGAAGTGAAGAGGGCGAGTGAAGCCGAGGGCGATTTATCAACAAAAATTACGCAGACTGCTGAATCAATCACATCTAAAGTCAGCAAAAATTATGAAACAAAAGAAAACGCTACGAACACAAAAACGGAGTTGGAAACTTCCATAAAACAGACGGCGGACGGGCTTACGGCAGAATTATCTAAACAGGTAGCAGAAACTAAAGAGTATGCCGAATCTGCCGCTGAAACGGCTGAAAGTAATGCAAAACAGGACACAGCAGATAAGTTAAAGGATTACAGCACAACAACGGAAATGAATACCCGAATCAATGCCACAGCAGAGGGAATTTCGGCAGAGGTAACCCGAAAACTGCAAAGCTACAGCACTACAGAGCAGATGAATAGTGCAATAAGGCAGACGGCGGACAGCATTAATACAGAAGTATCAAAAAAAGTAAATGGTGATGAAATTATTTCAAAAATTAACCAATCTGCCGAAAATGTTTCGATTGAAGCAAACAAAATCAATCTGAGCGGCGCTGTGACGGCTAATCAGAATTTTAAAATCAGTTTGGACGGAAGCATGGAAGCACTGGCTGGGTTAATTGGAATGTGGCAGATATTTAATGGATATTTGAGATACGTTTTAGGCGAAAATGCGCAAGCACTTATTAAGCCGGACGAATTACTCATAAGCAGGAGTGCCGGTGCAAACTTTCATGCGTATCCTGGATTGCTATATATGCAATCTGACGATGGTGAACGGAGCATTTCGATTGATTGTAACGATGGAAGCATTAACCTCGGAGGAAGTTGGACAACGCCGTGGGGAGATATAGAAAATTAGGAGGAATAGACGATGAACAAGGCATATGGTCGAATTGACTGGCAAAACTACCCCAGCGATGAAACACCGATAAATGAAAGCAATCTGAATAAAATTGATGTTGCCACAGATGAGATTGACAATAGGGTTATAACGCTGGATACCACAAAGGCAACAAAAGCCGAAGTGTCAACACTGGTGCAGGACGTTGAATTTAAGGAAAAGACAGGCATTATTACTTTTACTAAAAAAAATGGCTCAAAAATAACGATTGACACGCAAATAGAAAAGATTGCTGTGAATTTTTCATACAATGCCGGAACGCAGCAGATTATTTTAACGCTTATTGACGGCACAAAGCAGTATATAGACCTGGCAGCACTGATTACGCAGTATGAGTTTTTGGACAGTGACACGGTGGCATTTTCAATTGACAGCACCGGTAAAGTGTCTGCAATCGTAAAAGAAGCGAGTATTCAAGAAAAGCATTTACAGCCTAATTATCTTGCAGATATTAAGGTTGAAGTTGCAAAAGCACAGGCAAACCAGTCGGCGGCGGCAAAATCTGAAAGCAATGCAAAGGCAAGTGAAACAGCGGCAGCAGCCAGTGAATCCAATGCGGCGGCGAGTGCTACAAAAGCACAGAGTTATGCCGTAGGCGGCACAAACAGCCGTACAGGTGAAGATACGGACAACGCAAAGTATTACAGCCAACAAGCAGAACAAAGCCATTTGGCGGCAAAAAACAGCGCAGACACAGCAAGTATAAAAGCGGGAGAAGCAACAACGAGTGCGAATACTGCACAGCAATATGCTTCAAATTCGGCGGAAAGTGCAAATGTAGCAAACGAAAAGGCAAATAGTGCGGCAAACAGCGCAATTGGTGCCACTTCAAGCGCAAATACCGCACAGCAGTATGCTTCTAATGCGGCAATAAGTGCAAGCACGGCACAAAACTATGCTGTAGCAGATACGGATAGTGCAAAATACTATTACGAGCAGGCAAGACGAATTTCTGAATCATTTTCCGGTGCATTAAGACCAATGGGAACAGTAACATTTGCGAATCTTCCTGCGCTGTCGGCAACGACAAGCGGCAATATGTATAACATTTCGGACCAGCTTACAACAACTTCGGATTTTAAGGAGGGTGCAGGGAACGTTATTCCGGCGGGAGCAAATGTATACAAGACAGAGGACGGTAAGTGGGACGTTCTTGCAGGTACGCCGGTTACTGGGGTAAAAGGCAGCGCAGAGAGTGGGTACAGGAGAGGAAATGTTAATATTACGGCAGAAAATGTAGGCGCAGTGCCACTAGGCGGCAATGCAGGAAGTGCAGACAGGGCGGCAAGGCTCGGAAGAAATGGCAATGCTGGATATCCAATGACCTTTAATTGGGCGGGCAAAACCGGGCAACCCTCGTGGTTGTGGGGCGGTGAAAATGGAGAAGATATGTATGTTTACAATCCTAGTAATTTCAGTGTAAATTATGCGGCAAGTGCCGGAAATGCAGCTAAAGTAAATGGACATACTGTCAATTCAGATGTGCCATCGGGCGCAAAATTTACAGACACTAATACGTGGCGACCATTAGGAACTGGTGGCGATGATGCCTGTGCCGGAAATGACAGCAGGTTAAGTAATGCACGTCCGGCATCTGATGTATACGCATGGGCGAAAGCAAGCGCTAAGCCAACGTATAATAAAGCAGAAGTAGGACTTGGAAACGTTGACAATACAGCAGATTCTGTAAAATCTGTTAATTATGCGACGAGTGCAGGAAATGCCGCGAAAGTAAATGGGCATAGCGTTAATGCAGATGTACCGAGTAACGCAAAATTTACGGATACGGATACAAAAGGTACATGTCTTTCCGGTCGAAGTTCGGCTTATGGTTGGTCAGTAAACAGATTATCAAGCGGATACTTAATTGAAGCATTTCATACGGCGGCGCAAAATTATACAATGACTAATCAATATGGGAATATGTATTGGGCAAGCTTTGAAATTACTATACCCCAAAGTAATAATATAAAGTTCTTTGATGCCATCAACATTACGCCGTATGCAACAAGCGGATTAATAAGTGTCAGTATTACGAATTACACAACAAGTAAAATTCAAGGCTTTGTTTTTTCTCCATTAGCAGAAACTAAGAGCATTAGTTTTCATGTAACTCTGCATGGAACAGCATCTTAAAGGGGGTGGTAGTCGTGTACTACGACAGCAGTTAAAAGTTAAATAAACATTTATTACAAAGACACTTTCGTGTCTTATTTTTTTACCTCAAAAAAGTAAAGTTGCACCGGTGCAACGGAAAGGAATATCGATGGAAAAAGTTAAAATGATTATTATTGCAGTATGGGGCGCATTGATGAGCGCATTGGGTGTTTTAGCAGTGCCGGTATTATTACTAGTGTTCTGTAATGTAATTGACTATTTTACAGGAGTAATGGCGGCAAAGTATCGCTCACAGAGCATAAACAGCTACAAAGGAATTAAAGGCATTACCAAAAAGGTGTGTATGTGGCTGTTAGTCGTTGTTGGTGTGGTAGTAGATACGTTATTACAGTATGCAGGGAATACGGTAGGGATTGTGGTTCCGTTTACATTTTTAGTAGCGTGTATTGTTGCAATCTGGCTTGTGTGTAACGAATTGATTTCTATTTTAGAAAATATCTCGGATATTGGTGTAACGCTGCCGCCATTTTTACAGCCGATTGTAAAGAATTTAAAGCAGCAGGTAGAAGATAAAGCAAATATTGAAAGCGAGGACAAGTAATATGAGAATGGGTTTAATTTCAGGACACGGTGCCGGGGACTGCGGCGCCGTTGGCTGTGGATACGAGGAAGCAAATGAAACCGTGCGTGTTGTGCGTATGCTTGCAGAGAAATTTGAAGCGTGCGGCATTGAAGTTGTTACATATCCTTATGAGCGTAATGC